CAATCTAAATTACCTTTTGAATGGAATCTCAAGACGTCCACGACATTTTACAATCAAGTAACCTTGACCTATATGGATACCTACAGCACCAAGTCTATGAAGATTTTTCCCTAATGGGAGTATTCAAGTCGCTGGTTGCTCAGACCTATTCGACTGTCAACGTGTGATAACTAATTTGAATATCCTCTTCAAAGATGTTTTATGTATTGACAAAGTTTATCACCCGATACGTCAGGGTTGTGATGATCAATTCAAACTTCAGTCTCAACCATAAACCCTCAACCTCCACCTCACAGCCCAACACTTTGAAAAATGTGATGACCTCTTCGAAGTTTCTTTTGAACCTGATAGATATTCAGCTGTAAAGATAAAGTTCAAACCTGCCGAAGATATGAAGCGTATCACGACGAGTATATTCAGTACAGGGAAGATCATCATCACTGGTGCAGAGACACTCAAAGAAATTGCATTTGCTTACAACATCATCAATCATCATATTAACGAATGTGAAAACATCAGGGTATCTCCCACTCAGACCATCGATGTATTCGACACTTTCATGGGATACAAATGTCAGGATTTGATTAAGGAACTAAGAAAGAAAGAATTTAATTCATGGACAAAGACTATTGTCAACAACAGAATTAATTTCTAAATTTATACTAAATGTCTCAACGACTTGGTATGGCCGATGGGAGATGTTTCACCATCAACACATCTTCGCGACTCTTGAACAATTACATAATGACCAACAATCAAATCGACTATGTCGATAACTATAAATACCGTCAACTTCTCCAGAGCAAGGGTCCCGAACTCATCAACATCGTGACCAACGAACAAACCGTCTCCAATGATGGTCAGTGCCAGAGATGTGACAAGCCTCTTCTTAAGGTTGCGGGTATATATTAAAAAAAGTATAGTTGTGTACACCAGGGAAATGTGTACGTGTTCGATATGTCTCAACCCAGTTAAGGGGACTCGAACCAATCCTCCACTTCGTTGTGGACACGTATTTCATTCAAAATGTATAGAGCAATGGAAAGAACAAGGCAAGAATACATGTCCAGAATGTCGAAAGGTGTTTGATGTATCCAACTTCAAGGTTACATTGACGGTTGAAAATAACTATAATACGACATCAAATGTCCTATCGATGAATGACGATATGATATTTAATGTGATGGATATATTTGATATATCATTTGATATAGAAGACGTCGTTGATCTAGACGCTCTTCTTTCGGATATTGGCTCTAGTCTTTCCGACATCGATCCCCTTGTTCTTCACACAGAATGAACTACAATAGGTATTGTAATTTAAACCGCCGTAATTTCTACTGGCCTTCCTTGGATCCTTAATCACTTTACTCTTCGCATCAGTCAGTAGTGGGCCTGTCGCCCAACCACGCTTATGACTGAATACGTTCACCTTTAGTTTCATCATCTTACCCACAACGACCGTTGGTATTTTACGCGTCGACACCTTAAAATAGTAGCAATACTTGTTTCGTGTCACCCTCTTTGGTTTATATTCCACCAGGCCATGTTGTTTATAAAGTGAAAATCACCGTTATTGAATGGGGTCATTTATTTTACCAGTGACAAACATCATAACTTTGTAGTATCCAGTCTTACACCGTGTATTCCCCTTGACGATATACACCTTCTTGGGGTTGTCAGATACGACACGTTTTGGTAAGTTTTTACAGTTCGTATAGGAGTGATACCATTTAGATCGACCACTTCTATCCCCAGGAACACTCTTCTGCTGACGATATTTCTCATAATCACCCACAGCATAAGCGTAACAGTTGTTATTACCTATACCTATAGACGTCCCCCAATACTTGTTGGTAAACGTAGGTTCAGAGCCACTCAATGGTGGTTGACGACGACTCATTTATATTATATTGACATATTATAAATGATTCGAGAACTTGCAGTCACCGAAAAAACCGAAGACCGTGTAAAACTTGTCGTGATATATACCACTATCCTCCTCATCAGTACATTCCTTCTTCGTTTCCTCTGGAACGAGTCCCTTGTGAAACATATCACTGTACTGAAGCCCATCAAGACCATGCTTGACGCATTCCTTCTTTCGGTTGCTTTGATGATAATACGCGGTTGTTAAACTTCTTTGAAGCCAACATGCTTTTCACCATCAGGGGCAACAATCACGGGGTACGCGTCCATACCGTCGCAGTTACCCTTATCACAATCAACGAATGTGAAAGGTTTGTTAACCTTCTTCATATGTTCGAGTTGTTTTCGAGTCCATCCACAACCCATTGTCCCGAAAACAGTCCACCCCTTTTCACCAGGTGCAGCCTGAGTAGACGCCTTTCCGGTGTTCATAAAAAATGTAAGCATTCGCGAGAATGAGAATGACGATCGCAATCATTGTTTACTTATTGCTGAGATTTGTTTTTAGTTACAACTGGACCACGTTTTTCTTTGGTTGTACTTTATCTGCTTTCATAACAGCAATCGCACGAGCCATCGCATTCTTTTGGTCTACGGGTTTCGCGGGAGCTTTTGGTTTAGTGATGACAACTTTCTTTCTGGGTCTGGAAACAACCTTTTTGATGATGTTTTTAACTTTATTCTCACCTGTAAAAAAAGTACTACTCAGAACTTTTCCAAAACTCGGAAGATACTGTGTGTGCTGTGCGTTTAATCCCTGTTTGATACGATAAAATGTGACGTATGTATTTTCCATGTCGAGATATCCATTGGGGATAATGTATTTGATGAAATTGTGTACGAGTCGTTCGGTACCATTCGAAGGAGATCTTACGAGAGTGTACATGGTATTCAGAAAGAGATGGAGGTCATAAAGTGGGTGTGATTTCTTAGAAATTCCAACATGTTCGTACGATCCATCTTCTATCATGGGATTTGAGATTTTGGGAAAACTAGATAATCCAAAAATCAATCATGATAGCCTCAACACCACCGTTTGATATTTGATATTTCTTACCTGGTAAATTTACGGCAATAGTATCTACGGGTACACGGCGAATCATTATGTTTCTACTATGAAGATCGTGATGTCTAAAACCAGGATACTTTTCCTTGATTCTATATAAATTAGATAAAACCTGCACCATCACTGATTTTATCGCTATGATATCCGGCTTCGTTGCCCACCACTCTTGTAATTCTTTACCACCTTTAATATACTCGAGATAGAGAATATCTAAACCTTCGCACTTCTTATACAAATACATGTCAGGTACTCCGTACCCTTTCAGTTTTTTCGCAACCTTATATTCAAAAGCAGCCATACCGAGATTATTCCGTTTGGTGTCAATCTCTTTATATGCGGTGTACCTACGACCATTATTGTTGATAGTCCCTCTATACACTTTACCATATTCTCCTTGTCCCAATATTTTACCCTTTCCAACTTTCAGTCGTCCATTAGGCCAATGTGGAATTTTCAAGTAATCACCTGGTGAACAAGCCTTTTTACCTCTTAATTTCTTTTTGAGATTACTCTCGATGTCTGACATACTTAAACTATACCTAGATTTTTATACATTCAAGAGAAGAGTGTAATCTTCTTATCAATGTGTGCTTATAATAAGACAAGTTCATTTAATATCATACCTTGCTGACACATAACCAATACCTTAGCTAGATTTGTTTTGGGGGTGTAATCACCATATCCAACACTACTCATCGTCGTGAACGAAAAGTAGAATGGATCTAATACATTCGTAAACTCGAAATGTCCGGGTTCAAGTGATCCATATATAATCCCAAAGAGTGTGGCTATAATGAGAATGTTTTTCATCTATTGTAGGTTTATATTTTTTATTCGTCGATTTCAGACTCTTCATCAATCTCAACATCAACTTCAACTTCAGATCCTGGAAGTTCGAGGCCCTGGAAGGCGAAGGAAGGTAACTTCTCAGATTGTTCAAGAAGTACCTGTTGGAGACGGATCGTAACGCCAAACTTGTTATCGATGAACCAGATCTGGTTCAGGTCGATGATGGCAAGTACCTTTTGCCCCTTTTTCAATCGTATCAAGAGATACAGATTCGCGTTGCATGTTGTATGCTTCAGGAACGAAAGACCCGTCACTTTTTGGTGAGAATCTTAAGCTTCATGGTAGCTGGGTACGGCTCCTTACCAGGGCGAACGATAGGCTTGTAAAGAGCTTCTTTCAGGACAGCCACGTTGAACTTCTTACCAAGCCATTCCTTGGAGTTATCGGCGACCATATTCACTACGAGGTCATCGAGTTCGGTCATCGCTTTTAGGAAGGTTGCAGACTCGGTGTTGTCAGAATCGAAAGACAAATCTAACGAGTAGCTCGTACGCCCAGTACCCTCATCAGTGTAGGCACTGAGACCGTATGGGGAACGCATGAAGGGGAGTTGGACGAATACTTTTTTGTTGTCGCTACTGTTGAGGTATACAGCTTTCCCTCCATTTTTGTT